TCACTGGGTAATTGTAGATACTGGTTCTAAGGACGACACCATTGCCAAAATCCATGAGGTTATGGCGAAGCACAACATCCCTGGCACGTTATACGAACGCCCATGGGTGAACTTTGGTCATAACAGGACAGAGAGTTTAACGTTGGCTCAAGGCATTTGTGACTATCGATTTGTCATGGATGCAGACGATACATTTGAATCGTTTGTAGACAACCCATTTGAAGGAATGGACACGACAAAAGACTCGTACCACCTTCATTTAGAGTTAGCTGGTATTAGATATACCCGTTCCATGTTGATGCGTTCTGATCAAGAATGGGAATATGTAGGGGTAATACATGAGTATCCATACCCTAAAAGTAAGGTAGCTCCCAGTACTGGATATATTGAAGGATGTTTAATTCATGCTCAGATATCACCACTCAAAAGAGCAAAGTCTGTAAAGGATAAATACGCCAAGGATGCTAAAGTTTTGGAAAATGCTTTAAAGGACGAACCACAAAACGACAGATACGTTTTTTATTTAGCTCAGTCTTACTTTGACTCTCAACAATACAAGAAGGCCAAGCTTAATTACTTGAAGCGTTCTAAGATGAAGGGATGGGATGAAGAGGTTTACATCTCTTTGTTTAGGGCTGCATTGTGTTCTATGATTCTTGAAGAGGATCAAGACAAGGTTATGAAAAACTTTAGTCTGGCATGGGAGAATAGGCCATTTAGACTAGAGGCTGCATATCATATAGTTAAGAAGCTTCGAGAAGATCAGAGATATGTGATGGCATTCACATATGCTAACATGGCTATGCAGAACTTCCTAAACTACCCACACAAGGACGCTTTGTTCTATGACACAAAGATCCACGATTGGATGTTCCTAGACGAGTATTGTATGGCTGCTTACTATGTAGGTCAAAAAGAATTGGCTAAGGTGAATATGGATGAGTTCTTTAAAACAGACATATATAGCGGCTTGCCAACAAATGAAAAAGAAAGGCTTCAGAAAAACTACGAATTCTATGTAAATGCCAAGGAAAATAGTTGATTGCTTTACGTTTTACAACGAATATAAAATGTTAAAGTTCAGGCTTACTGAGCTTTACGACACTGTTGATTATTTTGTAATCGTAGAGGCCGACAAGACATTTGTTGGCGCTAATAAAGAAATGAATTTCTTGAAGATCGAGGAAGATATAAAGCAGTTCCTTGATAAAGTCATCTACATACAAGTCACTGATATGCCTATTGGGGATGACGCATGGGCAAGAGAAAGGCATCAAAGAAATTGTATTTCAAGGGGTTTAGATGTGTTAAACCTTGATGACGAAGACATAGTGACTATAACTGATTGTGATGAGATACCAGATCCAGGGTGTTTAAAACATCTCATGAATCATTTAATTATGCAGCCAATTTCATTGTGTCAGGATCTATATTACTATAATTTAAACACTAGGTTTAAACGTAAATGGTATCACTCCAAGTTAGTTACATATGGATTATTTAAAGTTTATGGCGGGGCTGAAAACATAAGAATGTCTAGTTCTACACATTCAGTTGAAAGTGGAGGTTGGCATTTTTCTTATTTCGGTGATGTAAAAATGATTCAGAATAAACTAGAAAATTTTTCTCACCAAGAATTCAATACAGAAGAGTTTACCAGCGAAGAGAACATTAAGGAGGCTATATCAGGTCACAGGGATTTATTTAAACGAGATGGACTTGATTACGAGTTTGTAGACATAAAAGACAACTCATATCTCCCTGAAAATTATAAAATGCTACTTTGATGTACAGTTTTATAATCCCTACGATGTGGATGTCCAACAGGCTCTCTTATATGTTAGAGCAGTATGAGGCAGATGACAATGTACAAGAGGTAATCATTATAGACAACAAAACGGAATCTGCTATAGATCTCTCTCCTTACAAGAAGGTTGTACATCTTCCTCAAGAGAAGAACATCTTTGTGAATCCCGCTTGGAATCTTGGGGTAAGTATTGCTAAGTCAGAGTACGTTGTTATATGCAATGACGACATTACGTTTGACAGCAAGTCTTTGAATGAGTTCTTGCTAAACGAAATAAACGAAAGCATCATTGGGACTCACCCAGTATCATTCTATCAAGGCCACGACACCATGTCTATAGAAGATGGTAGTCACGTAGGATACGGATGGGGTGTATTGATGTACATGAAAAAGAAAAACTACATCCAGATTCCAGATGAGTTTAAGATCTGGTTTGGTGACGACATCTTGGCCTTAAACTGTGGAAACGTAAAGAGTTTCATCACTAACATTGCCACAGAAATGTCTACTACGAGCAGTAAGGAGTTCGCAAACAAAACCATACATGATGATGTATTAAATTTGTTGCAACTCACTAGGAGGTTCAACGTCTATGAAAGCGACAAAAAGGAATTACAAGGAAGAATACGAGAAGTATGGTTCAACGGATTCCGCGAAGAAGTACAGGGCAGAGTTGAATCGCTACAACCGTAAGAAGGGCAAGTACGGAAATGGTGATGGAAAAGATGCTGCTCATGCATCTAACGGTATGATCGTAGGGTATCTTAGCGCCTCGAAGAACAGAGCCAACAACCGACCCAAGAACCCAAACAGTAAATAAGCTCCCTTAGCTCAGTTGGTTAGAGCGCGACGCTTATACCGTCTAGGTCGCTGGTTCAAGTCCAGCAGGGAGTACAACAAGAACGGAAACCCTAAAAAATATGTTAGACACCCTTGTAACTGTGGTTGATTCACTCCCAGTGGTAGTGGACACCCTCGCAGCCGTTGCAGATACTGCAACAGTTGCTGTAGAAGCCCCAATCGAAACAACCGAAACTAGCTGGGTCACGGTAGGTAATCTCATGGAGATCCTTGTGGCCCTTATGGTTTTGGTTAAGGTTATTGTGAACCTTACGCCCACGGAGAGAGACAACAAAGTTTTTGGACTTGTTGACTCCATCCTGAACGCTATTGTTCCAGACAGAAGAAAGGCGTAAGCCCTTTAGGTCAGGTATCTCAACTGGTAGAGTGTTTGGTCATCGTACCGAGCGGTTGCGGGTTCGAATCCCGCCCTGACTGCAATCGCACCCGTAGCTCAGCAGGATAGAGCAACTGCCTTCTAAGCAGTCGGCCACAGGTTCGAATCCTGTCGGGTGTACAATTCAATTCAATGAAAGTCAAGCTTTTAACAATTACACCTGACGCGGAGAAGCACATCGTAGAGGTAGCCCGCGTATCTAGCTCTAGGGTTGACAAGCGCCAGAACTACGAACAGCTGATCAAGTACCTTATTATGCACAAGCATTGGTCTCCGTTTGAACATTCTTACCTGACGTTTGAGATAGAGACAAGTAAGGCTGTAGCAATCCAGCTGCTTCGTCACAGAAGCTTTACCTTCCAAGAGTTCAGCCAGCGTTACCAAGACGTAAATCATCTTGGGGATTTGTTTGAGCCAGTAGAACTCCGATACCAAGCCACAAGCAATAGGCAGTCATCCACAGAGCCAGTGGAGAACTCTATCCTTGACAACAAGGTGAAGATGGTGCTGGCAGCTTGTGAGCAGTTGTACAACAACCTCATCGAATGCGGGGTGTCTAGAGAGACGGCTCGTATGGTGTTGCCACTCACCACGAAGACTAAAATCCATATGACTGGTAGCGTTCGCTCTTGGATCCATTTCTTGGATGTGCGAGATGATGTTCACGCGCAGTTGGAGATCCAGTCAGTAGCGAAGGTGATAAAGGCTATATTTGCAGAACAGCTCCCCACCATAGGCAGGGCGCTAAAATTTAATTAACTTCATCACATGAAGAATCTCGTCCTCTTCGCTGGCATCGTTGCCGTATTGTCCTCTTGCTCACCATCTCAGAACGTAGCACGCAATGCGCGTTACTACAAGCGTAAGGAGATGAATGCAAACGGACCTCTGTTCCCAGGTTCAACACCTTGCTGTGTAGGCTGCTTGCAAGTACACTTCTAATGTCTGCTCTGGTTAAGATAGAAGGGTATAAGGATCTAGCCATAAAGATTGATCCAAACGGTACTGAAGGGGAGGTCGTGGAAATGCACGGCCTCCTTATCGTTTTACCAAAGAGGCCGCCAAAGAACCAGATCTTGTTTCACGACAAGAAGAAGGCGGACCAGCACTGGACCAGACTTCCTGTCCCGCAGGAGATGTCTAGGATTAAAAGTTTTGACGAGTGGAATGAGAAGCCAGAAACCATTCGAGACAGGTATTCTTCGTTTATCGAGAAAGAGTTTGAATACCGACGTAATGGTGTGTGGTTCTACAACAATGGTGTTCCTACGTACATCACTGGCAGGCACTATATGTTTTTACAGTGGTCTAAAATCGATGTAGGGTTCCCCAGTTACTTTAGCTTTCAACGTGAAATATATATCCACCTGGCTGCGTGCGAAGTCGATCCCCGTTGTTTCGGTCAGCTATATACTAAATGTCGTCGCTCTGGCTACACTAACATCTGTTCTAGCATACTTGTGGACGAGGGTACGCAGGTTAGCGACAAGCTTTTGGGCATTCAGTCAAAGACTGGTAAGGATGCTCAAGAGAACATCTTCATGAAGAAGGTCGTCCCGATCTTTACCAACTACCCTTGGTTCTTCAAGCCTATCCAAGACGGTACTACCAACCCGCGTATGGAGTTGGCGTTCCGTGAGCCAGCCAAGAGAATTACCAAGAAGAACAAGACGACCACCGTTGGTGACGCTTTGAATACGGTGATCAACTGGAAGAACACCACGAACAACGCATATGACGGTGAGAAGGTTCACATATTGTATCTGGACGAAGCGGGGAAGTGGGAGAAGCCTACGGATATCAGAGAGGCGTGGAGGATCGAGCGTACATGTCTGCTGGTGGGTAACAAGATTATCGGAAAGGCTTTGGTAGGGAGTACGGTGAACCCTATGGATAAGGGCGGCGACGAATACAAGCATTTGTGGAATGACAGCAATCCGCAGGAGCGTAACGCCAACGGAAGAACTAAAAGCGGTCTGTACAGAATCTTCATCCCCGCTTACCACGCGCTAGAAGGATTCTTCGACAAGTATGGGGAGGCGGTGGTAGAGAACCCAGAGTCGCCAGTAGAGAGTATCGAGCAGGGGATGTTTGTGACTAGCGGAGCAAAGGAATACCTGAAGAACGAAAGGGACGGGTTGAAGCACGACTCCTCTCAACTAAACGAAGTCATCAGGCAGTTTCCGTTTACGGAGGACGAGGCATTCAGGGATAGCATTGACGGGAGCCTGTTCAACATCGGAAAGATCTACGAGCAAATAGAACACAACCAAGATATGTTCCCAAATCCTGTGGTAAAGGGCAACTTTATCTGGGAGAAGAAAGACGAGAAGGTAGTGTTCTCACCAGACATCAACGGAAGGTTCCGAGTTGCGTGGTTGCCCCCAGAAGAGGAACGATGTGTGGTGAATGAATATAGGGGTCAGCGTGTAGCCCCGTTTGCTGTTTACGGGTGTGGGGGCGTGGACTCGTATGACATCGACGCAACGCTAGACGGAAGGGGTTCGAAGGGTGCTATACATATGTACAACAAGTTCTCTA